ACAATGGACTCACTCGTAAAGACCGCGACAATGTTGACGCCTAAGAGTACACTGTTGTACGCGAGCGATATGCTCGAATACGCTAAACAACGCAAGAAGAAATAACCGAGGTATCAATGGCAGGCCTAACTTTCCTCCGTGTAGTCTCCAACGCTGAACTCGACAAACAAGACGAGGAAGCAGCGGCGCAGGCTTTGCAGGAACGTCAGAACCAACCAATGGTGTTGGGTCTGTCGCAGCATATTCGTATGTGCTGGGATGTGGCGAAGATTGCCAAGAAGCCTATTGAAGATGAGATGTTGCGTGCGCTACGTCAGCGTAACGGACAGTACGAGCCTGACAAGTTGCAGCAGATTAAAGCGCAAGGCGGCTCAGAGATTTACATGATGATTACCGAAGTCAAGTGCCGCGCAGCGGAGTCTTGGCTACGTGACATCTTGCTCGACCAAGGTACACCTCCGTGGGATATTGTGCCTACCCCGATTCCTGATTTGTCTCCCAACGACCGTCGTGAGATTCAAGACATCTTCGCAAACGAAGTGTTGACGATGTTGCAGGAGAATCAGAAAGCTCCTACCAAAGAGGAGATGGCACAGATTAAAGAGATGGTCTCCCAAGACTATCGCTTCAAGATTTTGCAAGACGCACAGAACCGTGCTGACAAGATGAAGCTGAAGATTGAAGACCAGTTCGCTCAAGGCGGCTGGGCTGATTCATTCAACGACTTCGTGACTGACCTCGTGACTTTCCCTGCGGCCTTCATCAAAGGCCCGATTGTTCGTCGTCAGCGTACCCTCGGTTGGAAGACCGTCATGGGTAAGACTGTTGTCGAGCCGACTGAACGTCTAGCTCCTGAGTTCGAGCGCGTTGACCCGTTCCGTATTTATCCTGAGCCGGGCATCACTCGCATCGAAGAAGGCTACTTGTTCGAGCATCACCCTCTTTCTCGTTCAGACCTGTCAGACCTTATTGGTGTGCCGGGCTATGACGAGGATGCTATCCGTCGTATCCTAGAAGAAGGCTCTGGCCCATCTTGGATTAACGAAGACGTGGAACTCATCAAGAACGAGGAGGAGCGCAAGTTCTACTCGTACATGCGTCCAACCGATGTGTTCGATGCACTTGAGTTCTGGGGTAAGGTCTCCGGCAAGATGCTTCGTGAGTGGGGTCTGACTGAGGAAGAAGTTCCTGATGAAGCCCAAGAGTACGATGCCAACGTCTGGATGATTGGTAACTACGTCATCAAGGCTGTGTTGAACTATGACCCACTGGGTCAGAAGCCTTACTGCAAGACTTCGTTCATCAAGTGCCCCGGCGCTTTCTGGGGTAAGGGTATCCCTGAAATCATCGAAGACATCCAGAACGTCTGTAACGCAGCGGCTCGTGCTCTCGTGAACAACATGGGTATCGCTTCTGGCCCTCAGGTCGAAGTGAACCTAGAGCGTATTCCTCCGAACGAGGACATCACACAGATGTCACCTTGGAAGATTTGGCAAGTGACCAACGACCCTGTGGGTTCGAGTGCACCTGCTGTACGCTTCACACAGCCTGAAGACAACGCCAACACGTTGGTGGCTGTGTATGATAAGTTTGCTCGTCTGGCAGATGACCACTCTGGTATCCCTGCCTACCTGTACGGCAACACCGATGTGCAAGGCGCAGGCCGCACGTCGTCTGGTCTTTCTATGTTGATGGGTGCTGCTGGTAAAGGCATCCGTCAGGTGGTTGGTCACATCGACGGTGATGTGATTAAGCCTATTGTCCAACGTCAGTTCGTGTACAACATGCGCTACGACGAGGACGAATCTATCAAGGGCGACGTTCAAGTCGTGGCCCGTGGCGCAGTTAACTTGGCTGTCAAAGAGACTGTCAACGTGCGCCGCATCGAATTCCTCAACGCAACCGCCAATGAAATCGACATGTCGATTATGGGTCGGGATGGCCGCGCCGCGATTCTTCGTGAAGTGGCTAAAGGGTTGCAAATGCCTGTGGACGAACTTATTCCATCTCGGGACAAACTCGCTTATCAGACCCGCGTAGCAGCGGCTGCGGAGCAAGCTCAAGCACAACAGGCTGCTCAACAGCAGCCCGCTGGGGCGGCACTCCAACCTGATGGTGCACCCAAAGGTGGAATGGAATCGAATACAGTCATGAACCGTAGTGGAGGTCAGCCGTGATACGTCCTGACCCATCAGTTGTAAAAGCTCTTTCTGTCGCTGTGCGTCAGCATCCAGAACTTCTGGACTGGTTGAAGGCATGGCGTATGCACGAGCTAGAGCAGCTACCATCTGCGGTAAACAACGCGGCATTGATGCAGGGGCGATGCCAAGTTTTGGGCGAGATTTACAAGCTCGCCAAAGAGTCCCCTGAACTAGCGGCAAAGTCTCAATGATATGACTCGCCGTCTAATCCACGCATACCGATAGGAGCGTTTCACTATGGCACTTCCAGAGCAAATTCGTAAACAGACCGAGGCAGTTCAAGAACTGTACGCACAACTTAATGGTGATGGAACCAATGGCGAAGGACAAAATCCTCCAGCCGACGGTGGAACTCCGCCCAAAACAGATGCTGCTAACAGCACTCCGACCGCCGACGCAAACGCTGACACGAACGGTGCTACTCAATCACCCGGCGCTGAGCACGCAAGTGGTGAAGAAAAAGGCTCAGAAGAAAATCTAACTCAGAAATACCGTACTCTCCAAGGCATGTACAACGCCGAAGTTCCACGTCTGCATAGCCAGAACAAAGAACTCTCAGGTCGTTTGCAGCAGATGGAGCAGTTGCTGGCAACCATCTCAGCACAACAGTCTTCCGCACGTAACATGGCGCAAACGCAAGTTGACCCGCTCGTTACCGAGAAAGATGTTGAGGAATATGGAGAATCGCTTGACGTGATGCGTAAAGTGTCGCGTGAGGAGTTAATCCCTGTTGCTCAGAAACTTGTGCAAATTGAGCGGATGCTTCAGCAGTTGCAGACTAACGTCGTGCCACAGGTTCACAACCTCGCACAGCGTCAGGCTATGACTGTCGAACAGCAATTCTGGTCGGAATTGACTGCTGCAATCCCTAACTGGAAAGACATCAACGAAGACCCCGAGTTCCAAACTTGGCTTCTTGAGTTCGACCCACTGTCAGGTATCAGCCGTCAAACCATCCTAGAGGATGCACAGCGCAGCCTCGATGTACGTCGAGTTGGTAGCTTCTTCAAGTCTTGGCTTGAGATTACTGGACAAGCCAATGTTGCTCAAAACACCCGCCGGAATGTGTCTGCTTCCGAGTTGGAACGCCAAGTTGCCCCCGGTAAAGGGCGCAGCACAGGTGCACCGACAGGAACAAACGCCAAGACCTACACCCCTGATGACATCAAAACCTTCTTCAACGATGTTCGTCAAGGTAAGTACAAAGGGCGCGAAGCAGAGCGTGACCGCATTGAACGCGATATTTTCGCTGCACAGCGAGAAAATCGCATAACTGTAAACGCTTGATTAGAGGAGTAATATCATGGGATTTCCCGTAGCTGCTGGTCGTCCGAATTATTCGGGCAACTTCATTCCAGAGATTTGGTCTGGCAAACTCATTGAGAATTTCTACGACGCCACTGTGCTCGCAGCAATCTCTAACACCAACTATGAAGGCGAGATTCGCCGCATGGGTGACACGGTTAACATCCGTACCACTCCTGAAATCGCTATCAAGACTTACGTGAAGGGCCAAACCCTGAGCGTTGAGAATCCTGATAAGCCAAAGATTCAGTTGGTTATCGACAAAGGCGAGTACTTCGCTTGTATCGAAGACGACGTGGACAAGGTTCAGTCTGACGTGAACATGATGGACACTTGGTCTAAAGACGCTTCTGAGCGTATGAAGATTAAGATTGACCAACGCGTTCTGACAGACATCCTTCCAGACATTTCTGCTTTGAACAAAGGCGCAACTGCTGGCCGCATCACTGGCAACATCGACTTGGGTACGACTGGTTCTCCAATCGCTATCACTAAGTCTAACGTGCTTGACTACATCGTTGACTTGGGCACTGTGCTTGACGAAGCAAACGCTCCTGAAGGCGAGCGCTTCTTGGTTATCCCTGCCAAAATGGCTGGCATGATTAAGAAGTCTGACCTGAAAGACGCTTCTTTGACTGGCGACAGCGTGTCTGTGTTGCGTAACGGTCGCTTGGGTATGATTGACCGTTTCACTTTGTACATGAGCCACAATTTGTCTGTGACTTCTGGCAAGTTCAACATCATCGCTGGTCATAAGATGGGCTTCACTTTTGCCTCTCAAATGACTGAGATGGAGTCTCTACGCGCTGAGTCTACTTTCGGTAACGTCATCCGTGGCTTGCAAGTTTATGGCTACAAAGTGGTGAAACCTGAAGCATTGGCTCAAGGTATTGTTACTTTGGCATAAACCATGAGGGGCTTCGGCCCCTCTACTGCAACTTTTTAGGAGATTTGAAATGGCGACTATTACCGACTCTTTGGGCTTTAACAAAGGCTCTGCTGGATTCCGTGCCGAGGGCTTGAACAAAGTTACTCGTATGGAAGTTGTTCTTGACTTTGCTGCGATTGCTGCTGCTCGCGCTGCTGCTGGTGCTGCTGCATTGGCATCTGGCGATGTTGTTGAAATCATGCCTGTTCCAGCTAAGACGCTGGTGCTGCGCGTTGGTTACGACGTTACTACTGCCGAAGGTGCTTCTGCAACTTTCGACTTGGGCGACGGTTCTGACACTGACGGCTATTTGAACGACATCAGCTTGAACAGCGTGGCGTCTGGCGCTATGGCTCTTACTTTGGCTGAGGCTGCACCGAACACGGTTGCTGGCTACACCAATGGTAAGTACTACAGTGCTGCTGACACCATTGACATGCTATTGAACAATGACGGCATCAACGCCGCCAAAGTTCGCGTTTGGGCATTGGTTCAAGACTGCGCATAAAGAATGGGGGCTTCGGCCCCCTTCTTACATAGGAGAACGATATGTCAGCAGGTGTAGAAGTAATTCAAGTAACTACCGATGGTCTTGCCATCACAGGGCGTTTTTATCTAAGGCAAGTGTGTGTAGTGCATAAGGGCAGCGGAGATGTCGATGTAGACATCTACGACCAACTTACTGCTCCCGCTGGTGGGGATACCCCGCACTGCCAAATCCCAGCTTTAGGTAAGGGTGTGAACACCATACCTGTTCCGAATCCCGGCATGTTGTTCCTTACTGGGGCATATGTTGATTTACCTACCAACACAAGCATCGTGTTGTTCTACGAGAAAGTCTAATCATGGCTACCAAAGACTCTCGACTAGAGCGGGCTGGGGTATCAGGCTATAACCAGCCTAAGCGTACTCCGGGCCATCCGACTAAGAGCCACGTAGTTGTGGCGAAGTCTGGTACTGAGGTGAAGACAATTCGCTTCGGGCAGCAGGGTGTCAAGGGTGCTGGTGCAAATCCGACGACGGCTTCCGAGAAGGCTCGCAAAAAGAGCTTTGAAGCACGTCATGCGAAAAACATTGCCAAAGGCAAAATGTCTGCGGCATACTGGGCGGACAAGGTGAAATGGTGAAAGAAGTTTGGGACAAACCAAGACCTAAAGGACTCGGTAAATCGAAGCCTTTGACGCCAGAGCAGAAAGCAAAGGCGAAAGCGGCGGCTAAGAAAGCGGGGCGTAAATACCCCAACTTGGTCGATAATATGAGAGCAGCAAAAAAGTAAGGAGAGTTGCATGGCACGTTACCTGCGAAATAAACGAGATGGTTTCATTTACGATTACACTGAGCTATTGGCTGAAAACCCAATGGTCGAGGAAGTAACTGAAGAAGAAGCCTTCCCTGAGAAGTTCATTCCGAAGAAGCAAACTGGTCGTAAGACAGGTCTGAAGTTGGAAACTCCTGTGGAAGAAATTCCAGTTGAGCCTCCTGTTGTCAATGCAGAACTTAACGCAGATGCGTCTAGGGGATTACCCGAATGATACTCAATGATGTAGTCACAGAGGCCCGCCGCCTTCTACAAGACATCAGCGCACCGCAACGCTACAGTGATGCGGTGTTGTTGGGCTTTGCCAATCAGGCATTGAAGCGTATGTCTGTATTGCGTCCTGACCTCTTTGCCTACATCGGAGAGATTCCTTGTACGGCTGGGGCTGTTATTCAGTCCCCTCCGTCGGACTCTATTCGCATCATCGAGATTTTCCAAGTTAAAGATGGTGCGGGTGTGACTGAGGTTGACCGCAATTCGCTTGACCAGACATACCCCGGTTGGATGAATGACGCAGCAGGTACTGCTGTCAACTGGATGCGCCATGTGCGCAACCCCAACAAGTTCTTCATCTACCCTAAAGCCCCCGCAGGACAAGTCCTTATCGGGGAATATGCACAGACCCCTCCTAATTACACTGGTGCTCAGGCGGTAGAGCTACTGCCAGATGCGTTCTTCCCCGTTGTGGTTGACGGCACTGTGTTCTTGGCTGAGTCGGTTGACAACGAGCATGTGAACTCTAACCGTGCGCAGTTGTTCCAGCAGTCCTTCACTCAAGCATTGGGTGTAAGTGCACAGGCTAGGTCACTGACTGACACTGAAGAAGCGGGTCTACCTAATGAACAGGTAATCGCATCATGAGTACTCGCACATTTCTCTCTTTGGCTA